ATCTGGGGAGTCGTTAAGACTATTCAGGCTTTTAGGGCTATGACTTCCTTTCAGGGAGTTCTTAAGCCTAAGAGTATTGCTGAGATTAAGCAGCGTGATGGTGAAGCTAATGTATGGATTCCTGAGGCTATTGTGAAGGTTGGAGGTGAATATCCTCATGATATGTCTCATTGGGAATCAGCTGCTCGTAAGAGCTTGTGGTATTTCAGTTATGAAGTGGATGGGAATATTAAGTACTGTGATGCATTTATGGTGCGTACTCATGTCTTGATGATTCCTTTTCATATGGTTCCTGCTGCTACTACTACTGCTACTATTATGCATAAGGGTCAGGTCATTTCCTTTATCATGGATCCTACTAGGATTCATCGTATGGAGGGTACTGATTTGGCTTTAGTGTATGTGGCTAATAGTGGGAGTTGTAAGAATATGACTTCATTTCTTGCTCCTACTGTCTCTCCTAAGGGCGTTCCTTGTACTAGTTTCTATGTTGATGAAGCTGGAGTAATGCATAATGATCGTTTCTTTTGGAATCCTAATGCTAATGTGAGTAATGGGCTCTATACTTTTAAGGGATCTTATTATAGCATGTCTCAGGCTACTTTTGGTGGTCAGTGCATGTCTTTGATTGTCTCTGAAGGTGCTCAGCATCATATTTTGGGTTTTCATTTAGGAGGTCAGACTGGTCGTGTTGATGGATGTGCTGGATCATTGACTCGTCCTGAGTTGTTGGTTGGGATTGCTAAGTTAATGCAGCTTAGTCCTGCGTATATGTTGGGTCCTGAATCTACTGAATTGCCTGATACTATTTTAGGTAAGAAGTATGATGTCAGTGGAGGCGTTCATTTTAAGTCTCCTGTTAATTGGATTCCTGATGATTCAGCTGTTGTAGCGTATGGTGAAGTGTCTGGAAGATCTAAGATGACTTCTAAGGTTATGGAGTTGCCTATTTCTGAAGCTGTGACTGCTGTTACTGCTATGAAGAATTTGTGGGGTGCTCCTAAGTTTACTACTCCTCGGACTCGTGCTGATGGAGTCGTGATTAATGAGACTTATCAGCCTTGGTCTACTTCTTTGGCTAATTGTTGTAAGCCTAGTATTGGTTTTCCTGCCTCTGATGTTGATCTTGCATGTGATGATTACTTGCTTGATCTTAAGGATTGCTTTGATGATCAGAAGGAGATGTGGAAGGAGCAGATGCGTCCTTTGACTGAGGTTGAGACTGTTTCAGGTGTTGATGGATGGAAGTTCGTTGATGCTATGAAGGTCAGTACTTCTATTGGATTTCCTGTTGGTGGATCTAAGGCTCCTCATTTGGTCTATTTGAATCCTGATGATTATGATAATATTTCTGAGCCTAAGATCTTTAAGGATTCTATTATGGAGGAATATCGTGAAGCTCTTGAATTGTGGGCTGATCGTAAGTGCAGGAATTGTATCTTTGGATCTGCATTGAAGGATGAGCCTACTCTTCTTACTAAGGAGAAGGTGAGAGTCTTTCAGGCAGCTCCTATTATCTTGCAGCTGGCAGTGCGTAGATACTTTTTGCCTGTTGCTAGATTTTTGTCTATGAATCCTCTAGTTGCTGAGTGTGCAGTTGGCATTAATGCTAGTGGTCGTGAGTGGGATGAGCTTGCTAATCATATGAATAAGTTTGGTAAGGATCGTATCGTTGCTGGAGATTATTCTAAGTATGATTTGCGTATGCCTGCTCAGTTGACTCAGGCTGCTTTCAGTGTTATGATTCGTATTGCTAAGTGGAGTGGGAATTACTCTGCTAAGGATATTACTGTGATGGAGTCTATTTCTTTTGAAGTGACTAGTCCTCTTGTTGCCTTTAATGGTACTTTGTTGAGATTTTTGGGGACTAATCCTTCTGGGCAGAATATGACTGTCTATATTAATTCTATTGTGAATTCTCTTTTGAATCGTCTTGGCTTCTTTCATGTTTATGATGCTAAGGCTATTGAGGAGGATAAGCCTGGCTTTGCTGCTTCTTTGGGCAGGCCTGTGCGTTTCAGAGATTGTAATTCTATTGCTATTTATGGGGATGATCTTAAGGGATCAGCTATTGAAGGTTTGAATCGTCATAATCATGTATCTTTTGCTAATTTTCTAGCTGATAATGATATGAAGTTTACTATGCCTGATAAGGAGTCTGATCCTATTCCTTTCATGAATGATAATGATGCTGATTTCTTGAAGCGTAAGAATCGTTTTGATGAGGAGATGAATGCTACTGTTGGTATGTTGGATGAGATGTCTATTTTTAAGTCTCTGCATTCTGGACTTAAGTCTGCTGATTTGAGTCCTTTGGAAGTTTCTGCTCAGAATATTGATGGAGCTCTGAGGGAATGGTTCTTTCATGGAAGAGATGTTTTTGAGGAGAGGCGTGCTCAGATGAAGCTTGTTGCTGATATGTCTGGTGTATTTCCTCTTACTCTTTCTGATGATTATAATGATCGTCTATCTGCTTGGAGGCAGAAGTATGACTAGTTCGTTAGTCAGCTTAGACCTGAATATGTCTATAAAGTGTTCACTTTTTGGTTCTATCTTTTCCTATAATGGGTTATAAGATTCCTTTTTTCTTGGCCTTTCTCTATTATGGAAGCCCTGGTTTGGATAGAATGGTTCCATCCGAAAGGATGTGGGGGGTTATTTAGCCCCGGCCTGTGCCGTTACTTACGTTTAGTCGGGTATTCGTTCGCACAAAATCCTAGAGAATCGTCTCTGGGAGGACCTCAGTTGAGCACTGAGCCTCTTATGGATTTAATTAATTGCTTGCTACTACTATTAATAAGAAGCACCTCCTAGCTTTTAAGGGAAGGGATAGTTCTGCTGATCTAAGTGCAGAGAAGAGTATACCTAAGAAGCATATTCGTCGTCGTGGGAATTATCATTATCCTAGTGATAATTTGTTAGGCATGATTGTGGAGGAGCCTGAGGATATGCCTCATCCTAAGGTTCATTTATTTACTCCTCAGTCTGGTGAGGTTGGTGTTGATATTGGCGTTGCCTCAGATATTCAGCAGGAGCAGGTCGTTGGATTTAATGATCAGTCTGCTGGTTGGATGACTGATGTGAAGGCAGGCTATGATGATACTATGGATACTGCTACTAAGG